AACCTTTTGCTCATAAGGTGTACTTGTATAAAATTCTAACCTACCACCCTCATAATCCTCTGGATCAGACAGGCTAACAGTCACAGAAAGCTTTCGTACCTTGCCTTGCCAATCCTTGCCAAACCTTTCACCATAAGGCTTATCAAGCTGGTCTATGTGCCATTTATAGTATTGTCCTTTTTCATATTCTGTGAATTGTGCTTTTTCAGTATAATCCCATTGTAAGTTCCAACCACAATCTTGGTTAGCTTTATCTATATAAGGTTTAAGAGTTTCGTTTATCCAGGACTCATTTAACCAAGTAATATTAGATATTCTTTTTGTGGAGTCTTTATTAGATACAGATGCTTTATTTTTGTTTTGACTATTAGCCTGGCTAATTATTTTATTACAAAATTCTATTGGCAAACCTTTTTTAAATACACAATATTGATTATTAAAATTCATATTTTAAAGAGGGTAGGAAGATGACTAATAAACCTACCCTCTATACACTAACTAAAATGGGTGGTTACAAAGCACCCACAATCACTTACACCATTAAGAAATAATGATGTAATAAGCACTTATTAAAGCTCAGATGATAGGGAGCAATCTCTATCTTTAGAACTATTAATTGGTGGCTCATATTGACCAACTAATTTTTTTTCAACATCTTTAAAAAAGATTTGTTTAATTGATGGATATAATCTTAATTGATAGATGTTAGTAAATTGCTCAATCTCTATATTAAAAAAACAACACACTTGAAATGTCTTATAAAGACTCAATGTATTTTTCCCATGTTCAAATTTTTGAATCTGTTGGAAGCTGCAATCTAATACTTTAGATAATTGCATTTGAGTGCATGGTTTATTAACCTTAACTGAGTTTAAAATGTTTCCATCTTTATCGTATTGTAATTTTTCTATTTGCCTGGAAGCTCTGGCTTGTTTTAATCTTTTACCAATCTCAATATCTATTTCTTTTTGAAGTTCACTTTTGATCGCTGATTTATATGGTCTTGTCATTTCTCTCTCCTTTAATTTGGGCAGACTCCTAGCCTAGAGTATTTTACAACTTTTAAGTTAGTTAGTAATTAAAGTTGAGTGTACTTGAAAGTAGCATCGCCATTTTCTACACCAACAATTTGTCTGTAAGTTTTGATATACTTTTTAAAAGCTTTCAAACTATGCACACATTGTCTAGTTCCAACCTTAGCTGGTAACATAATTTCTGCATGATACTTTTTAAGCTTCTCATATCTTCTTAACAGACTATTACTCCTTGCCATCCTGATCTGTCCTATTGTTAAGTTTAATCACAGATTTTTCTAATTTAATTTCTGTGACTTTAAGCTCAGCATTATCGCTGACATCTGATTTTGCAGCTATCTCTGCATTATCAAATTCTTCTTTAGTTTGAAAACTTGCTTCAAAAAAACTTTCTTTAGTAACCTTGCTCATCTTCTAAACTCCATTGTTGAATACTCTCTGTTAAAACTTAGATTAGGGATCTGACTAATTTGTTTTTTAGATAATCTAATTTTACGATGAGCTGCTAAACCTTTTGATATTAAACCAAGCTTAAATAGTTCAGCACATATTGCACCAGCTCTGGCTCTACTGAATCCAAATTTTTCAGCTATCTCTTTATAGGTTGGACTGTATTTATATTGTTTAATAAATGTTGATATAAAATCTAAGCAATCGTATTTAATCTTGCTTAAATATATATGACCATTTTCTTTATTATTTTCCATCATTATCCTTATTAAATAAATTGGTAACATTAGGTTTAGAAACATAGTCAGGTGTTTTAGGTTCAGCATTTTCTAATTCCTGTAAGTGCAATCCCAATTTGTTTAAGTACCAATCAGCTTTACTTACATCCATTAAACAAGCTTGAACTGTGCTTCCTGATTTCAAACCAAACCTCATTGTGTACTTCAAAATTTGGCTACGCAAGAAGCCGACTACCTCTGCTGGAGATAGTTGGCTTACAATTGCATCATAAGTTTCAATACTTTTTTTGTAATGATCTGGGTTTGAACTTTCAGCCATTAAAAGGGTGCATCCTCTTTTTTAAAGGGTTCAGAAATTTTACCACTCATATCTGGTTGTGTTTCTTTTTGTTTATCAAGCTGCATCCACATGGCACATTTTTTAGTGTTACCATCCATTGTGACTTGACCCTCAAAGTGAGGATATTTTTTACCAGCAATATCAGTTTCTTTTGGTTTTCTTTTCCACAAACTTATTTGATTATCAAACTCTGCCATTGTTATTTCCTTGTTGTTTTTGTATTTGTGATTTTAGTTTTGTGTATTCTGTATCAACTCTTATGTCCTCAATAGGATCAGACTTGATTTGTTTTAATTCAGATTCAAATTCTTTCATCTGTATCTGAATATTATTTTCAAACTTGTTTGGTGATGCTGAAAGTTTTGCAACATTTTTTAATTTGGCAATCCAATCGTTAGCTAATTTTGTTGTATCAACTTTAGGTATAGGTTTAGCAATTGGTGCAGCACTTACAGTAGGTGCTTTAAAAGGTTTAGCTTTATAACCATCCTCATTGTCCAAACCAGTTTCTAAATTAAGTGCATTTAAGAAAGCATACTTTCTGGAGTATGACATAGCATTACCAGTTCCATACTTATCGGTGTTGCCAAATGCTGAACAACCTTGAATTAAAACAAATTCTTTTGAAGTGGTGTCATGGATAGTCATTTCACATTTAATAAAAACATACTTGTCGGTTACTGTGTTTTCGTAATTACATATTGGATATAAGCCATGTTTGTTTAGAGCTTCCATAGCTACCTTTTGAACTGAGTCATGCATCAAGGGTTGGAATGGCATCCCACTTTTTTTAGGTGCTTTAATTACCTTGTCTGCTTCTTGACTTGCCTTACTTAATTTCTCATAAATATTACTCATTGTTCTCTCCTGGTTTTCTGATTGCTTTTTGTAAAATTTCTTTTTGTTTTTGTAATTGAGATATTTTTTCTGAGAGTTCACCATTTAATTTTTGATGACCTTGATCTACTTCCTCAATTCTTTTTACTTCATCCTCAAGCTTCTCAATCACATTTTCCTGGTTTAAAAGTTTTGCATTTTTAAAAACTAATTTTTCAATTAGCTCAGATTTAGGAAGTGTTTGGTAGTGATCTACTAAGCCTTTAAAATCCATAGTAACCTCTGAATCTTTTAACAACATCTGGATCAGTACCTTTCCACCAGAAACCATTTTTTCGTATTTCACTAAAGTCAGGCTTACAAAGAAGTGCTAAAGTTTCTATGTTGCCATCTGCTAATTCTAATTTCTTTTCCCAACATTGTTGGTAGAGAACTAACTCATTATAATAATGTTCCAGGCTATCTGGTCTTAACTCAGTACAATTTTCTGGAGTAAATATTTTTCTATCGCTGTGACTTGCATAAGTTAGGAATGGTTTAAGTTTTGGTAAAAGCTTTTGGTATAGTGCAATTTGTAAGCAGTCAGAATGGAATGGAACTACTGGAACTTTTGGCTTTGAATAACTATAACCAGCCTTAGTTGGTGTAGCTCTACCAAATACATTTTTAATATCTCCAAAATGTGTTTCACCTATAAGATCAACATAAGATAAGAAGTAAGTTTTAATTCTATCATCCCAATGTGTGTATTCAAATTCAGCTTCCCATTTTTGTTTAGGTAATTCATTAATATTATCTAAATGATTTTGTGAAGTTTGAATTAAATTTTCTACAATAAAATTAAATTTGATTTGATCTTTTTCATCTAATGAAGAATAATTTTTTATTCTGTCTTGAACTTCTTTTGAATTTAATGCTTCCTCTAAAGTTTTATTTTGTGTGTAATGTATTTGCACAACTTGGTGTGCTAAAGTTCCACCCTCAAATGAACAGTTCTTAGGCATATTCATTTTTTCTTTTGGAGTCATTACAACATAATTTCTAAATCGTATGTCGTCTGGAATTGTGTTCTGAGATTTTGAAGTGTGCTTTAAACCAAACTTAGTGTAGCAATCACCAATTTTTCTGATTCGTTTCTCCATACATAGTATCTATACTATGTAATGCTCAATGCAACTTAATTAGCACTCAATGTTAAATGGATTAATAATCCCAATAATCAGGATAGAGTTCTGTTTCAAATCTTGAAGTCCAAGATGGAGAAATATCAGTAGCAATATTTGGCAAATTAATTTTACCAGTTGACCATGATCTATCTTGAATATCATAACGACCTTTACTATTAGGCTGTAGAAAACCTATGTAAATTTCTTTGGTTTTTTTACATTGGCAGATTCCAAATCTACTATCTGCTGCTGTATAAATGTGATTTCTAGGTTTATAAATTCTAATCAAACCATTAGAGGTTGGAGTTTTAGTTATGATACCATGACAACCACTATACCTAACTGGAACTGCACATTTTTTAACTTCTTTTTTTGGAAACAAATTAATCTGTCCATCGTCAAAAGCTCCACCAACAATATCAATATAAGCTGATGATCCCATGAAATAAGTTGGTGCAATAAATGGATCTCCATTAATTCTAAAGTCATTAAAATATTTAGACAAAGCAGCAGCTAATTCTGGTGCATCAAAATAACTTGGAGCATCAGGATCTTTATTAACTAATCTTGAGATTTTAACTCTCATGTTAGCTTGTTCTTTTTTGGGGTAGGTAGCTCTAATAAAATCGTCAGTAGTTTTTTTGTATCTTTTTTTAAGAAACTCTAAACCCTCTTTTCTGAAACCATGTCTGTTATTTGTCATACTATCTTTGGTCTTGTACAGCAGATCAAATTGTTTTGTAGCTTTAATATTGTTCATAGCTTGACGTTATACTGACTTGATAGTGGTTGCAAACATTATTATCTCTGGTTATTAATTGTGTTAGCGATTCATTTGTAAAATTAATTGGTGGATCTCTGGACTATATGAGAGAAAACATAAATAAAATAAGGGTTTTTGTAGTTAATTTAAGGGAAATAGTTTCTCTAGTAGTTTCCTATATACAAAAATCATTATTAATTAAAACAGTCCACAATAGTTATAGCAACCTTTTTTACAGTAAATGTTGCACCATATTTAGTGCCAAAAACGAATCACCTACTATATGAGCATATTCTTTTTAATATTAGCTTTTGGAACTGCTGACATTAATCCTGGATATCAACTCATTAAAATACCGATCACACAGACAGCTAAGAAAATTACTTGCAAACAAGCTTATGCAAAATCCATAGATAAATCCGATGCAAGTTATGGCAATTTTTATAAAGGCAAAATGATCGGTGCTTATTGGTGCAAAGATAAAAATGGAGATTGGGTTAAGTGAGTCCAGAAATAGAGTTAGATTTATATGAGATGACCACAGCAGCTCAGACTGGGTTGCTCAGAGTTACTGAAAGCATCAAACAAAACCAGGAATGGTGGCATGGTTACAAAGGTACATTAGAGGATAAAATTTCTAAAAGTATTAGTGGAGCTATGGCAGAAATTTCATTGTGTAAATATCTTGGAGTGCCATTTGAATTTCATACAAACGTAGGATCTCAACCTGATGTTAAATACAAAAACTATAAGATCCAGGTCAGATCACAGACAGTTAAAAAAAATAATAACAATTCATTAATTATTAGACCTAATGGTGTTAAGCCAAATGAGATTTATGTATTCATATTAAGTGAAGCTCCAAAATTTACTATCAAAGGATTCATTAACAGTTCTGCTGTTATGGGTAAGGAAGATTATTTAACAGACTTCAACCTTGCCAGACCTAAAGTTTGGGCAGTACCTTTAAAAATTTTATCTCCAATTTTATTATTAAAGGATGGGGTATGGAATTAAATGTCTTGGATTTGTTCTCAGGAATCGGTGGCTTCTCAGTTGGCTTGGAAGCTACAGGAAAATTTAAAACGATTGGATTTTGTGAACAAGATAAATTTTGTCAAAAAGTTTTACGAAAACATTGGAGTGATGTTCCAATTT